CTGATTGTGGGGTAAAATTAACAGAATTTTTTTGCATAGTATAACTAGCAGTTGCACTTGTCGTTATGCTATCAAGTAAGACGAAATCGCCTGATGTTGGGGTTTTACCAATATATGCCATTATAATTTATCCATTTCTGCTTTTACTTTTGTCCATGTGATTTCTGAATGAGGGCAAGAAGTCGTTGTGATTGCTGAACCATTTTTGTCTGTTCCTGTTACCCAACTCACATTATTAAATTTTGTTTGGCTCGTAATATCTTCATGGGTTATAAACTCTACATTTGCTTTTAATGTTCTAACTGCTGATAAAAATTTTTGTGAATTGTCCATTATGCTAATATCTCCATTAATGTAATTGAAGATGGATTACTTGCAACTTGAAACCTTGCTTGTCCATTATTTCCTGTGTGAGATACATGACCTTGTACTTTGTATGTTAAAGCTGAAGTTGATGATGGACTATCAAGGTAAACTATAGATGCTTGATCGCTTGATTTTACTGCATTAACACTTCCAGCTTCTATCCATGCTATATAATTACCAGACTCCCAAATGTTTGTTGAATCTCTTAATAATTTTAAAGCACAATGTCCTGTATTTTCATCTCTATCTAATGCAACATGGATACTTACCATAACTAAAACTTTACTATTTGTAGCAGTAGGCGTTATTGAACTCGTAACTGTAGTATCTGCATAAGAAGTAGATGCTATATTAGTTGAAGTTGTTGTTACTGCTGAAATAATTTGACCTACTTTTCCACCTCCAGCACCAGAAACTGTGCCTGTGAAAGCATAATCATCAGTTAAATCTAATTTTGTATTGTCAACTGCATCATTTGCAATTTTTGATTTAGATATTATTCCATCTGTTATATCAGAAGCAGTTAATGGTACTGAAGCTGGTTGTACTCCTATAAATCCCATATTATGTAATCTCTAATATACTTAATGTTGCGTCTATTTTTGCTGTTACTGAACAATCAATTTTCAAAATGTCAGTAGCTTGAATAACAATTTTACCACCTGTCAAAACTTCAAGTGTTGTATTCGCTGGAATAGTAACATCTTTGATTAATAAAACTGTTTCGTTTGTTTCTGTGTCTGATGTATCTGAAACTAATTGAACATCAGCAGTTACAGAAGCAGTATGAATATTGCAAAGCATTAGACCAATAACAACAGTCGTTGTAGAGCTTGGAACAGTATATAAAGTTAAAGGTGTTCCTGCACTCGCTGGCATAGCTCCATTTGTTTTTACTTTAAAAGTATTAGCCATTTATACTCCTATCCTAATGCAATCGCTAAAGGTAAAGCATTTGGATCAGCTTCAGTTATAGTTCCTGTTACCGACATATTGCTAGTTATTGCGTTGCTTGAAATATTAACTTGTAATAATTCAATATTATCTGTTCCGTCATTCATTTTTAATTTTAAAACTCCACTTGTTGCTGTATCTACCCATAAAGTACCCGCTACTACTGATCCAGGAGCAGAACTACCACTATGTTGCGAATTTAAAGCTGTTAAAATATTATTTAATTCTGTTCTAAATGCAGAAAATCCTTGGTTTGCTAAACTTACATCACTTACTTGTGCCATATCTAATCTATATCCTTTTCTTTTTAACTTTGCAACCCATAACCTTTAGCAATATAATCAAAAGTTCTATCTACTGCTGATCCGCTTGAATTGACAAATGCAATAGTAAAACCATTTACAGTTTTTGAACT